GGAGTCTTACCCTTTAGTGGTGGAGTCCTTAAGCGCTCAAGAAATTGCAAAAGGCATGGGAGAGCACTACAGGGACACTGGGGAGCAGTTATCCGTAGAAGAAGCATTTTCAAAGCTTGAAACAGCCTTGAAGAAGAATGAAGAATCTTTTTACAACGATCCAAAGATCATTGAAAAGTTTCAACGCTACCACCCATCTATAGCAAGCCAACAAGTGAAGGGACCACAAGCCACTCTGTCCTCCAAATGGAACGAACAACCAACGAGAACGGCAAGTGAAGATCTGACCTTTGAGCAAATCAAAGACATGTATAAGAACAAGCTATTCACGTAAGAAAGGAGTGAAGCAATGGCTTCCTTTAACTTGACGAACTTCGATGCGGCCATGAAGCACATGTACCCGTATAAGAAGGTCGAAAACCTTGTATACAAAAACAACCCGCTACTTGCGATGATTCCAAAGGAAACAACCTTTCCTGGACGCAACGCAACATTCGCCGTTGAGTACGGAATGACTCAAGGCCGTAGTGCTAACTTTCAGACTGCTCAAAACAACCGCAGCGGTACTAAGCTTGAGGACTTTGTAGTTACTCGAGTTAAGGACTACGCAGTGGTTAGCGTTGACAACGAGACACTGCTTGCTGCTGATGGTAGCGAAGGTTCTCTGCTCGATGTTGCTAAGGCAAAGACTGACTCAGCCCTTCACGCTCTTGCGCGAACCATGGGCCGAGACATCTACCGAAGCGGCACTGGTGCAGTTGGTCAATGTGCAGGCTCTATTACTGGTGGCGGTACAGCGCTTGCGCTTGCTACTGGTCACGGAGTTAACTTTGAAGTTGGTATGCGCCTAAAAGCAAGTGCCACTGATGGTAGCGCTCTTTATTCAGGCGTTCTTGAGGTTGTAGCAGTAGACCGCGATAGCGATACTTTAACAACTAACGTTAACCTCACAGTTGGTATTCCTTCTTTGACAGCAGATGATTTTCTGTATGTTGAAGGTGATGCTGCCAATGGCGGGGCTAACATCAAGATGGCCGGCATTGATGCTTGGCTTCCTGAGAGTGTTACATCTTCATCGTTTTTTGGTGTAGATCGTACACTAGACAAGCAACGTCTTGGTGGTCAGCGAGAAAGTTTCAACAGCACTGTTCATGAAACAATCATTAAGGGTGCAACGCGAGTTGCTCGCGAAGGCGGACGCCCTGACGCATTGTTTATGAACCCAACTGATTGGGCTCAGCTTGCGTTAGACCTTGAAGGAAAGCATGCAATTGCTGCAACTTCTGGATCTAACCGAAATTATACCGGCAGCGATACTGCGGGTACAATGGGATTTTCAAGCATCACAATTGCTACGCCTACTGGCTTGGTTGATGTGTATGCTGATCACAACTGCCCTCTTGATGTTGGTTATCTCCTCCAAATGGATACCTGGAAGCTTAAGTCACTTGGTGCAGCTCCTCGTCTCCTTGACTTTGACGGCTTGAAGGGCATCCGACAAGCTTCAGAAGATGGTGTAGAATACCGCTGGGGTTACTATGGAAACGTGCTCTGCACGGCTCCTGGCTACAACTGCCGCATCGCGCTGGCATAAAGGAGTAGGTTATGGGTTTTCCTGAATCTATGCAGAGCAGCACCAGTCCTGTGATTGTTGCTGGTTCTTTTAACAACGGTTTGAGCACCATTCGTGGTGACGGATTTAGCGTTTCTGAATCCAGTCGAACCTATACAATTACTTTTGACCGTGAGTATGACGGCATCATTAGCGCCACTGCAACGTTGCTTAACGCAACGCCAGCGGGCAATGAGGCAATCAGTGCGGTTATTAAGTCTCACAGTGTAACTGCTGATACTGCCGGCGGAAGCCTTGTCATCCACTTGGTTGACGATGCAGCTGCAATTGACGCCAACACTGCTGATATTGAAGTACACTTTATTGCGGTTCTTTCACGAGATACGTAATGAGTTTTGGAGAGGGGGCTTCGGCCCCCAATCCTTTAGGAGCAGATATGAAGCCGAAATCATCTGTTGCCCTAATCCTTGGCGGTGAAAAACCGGAAGAGGAAATGGGAGAAGAAGAAGGCTCGCAGGACGAGGCTTTTGGAAACGCGGCTGAAGCATTGATGAGCGCTATGGGGTCTGGTGACTCTGCTGCTTTTGCAGACGCTCTTCGCGACGCTATCGACATTCACACCATGGGCCCAATGCCTATGCCAGAAGATGACATGGAGCTGTAATGTCTACCCTTGGCGAGCTTAAAACCAGAGCCAGAAGAAAGGTTGATGCCGTTGGTAACAACTTTTTTACGGATGAAGAGGTTAGTGATTACATTAACAACGGTCTCGCTGAGTTGTACGATATTCTTGTAATGAAATATGAGGACTACTTTGTGTCCTCTGTTTCATTCTCTCTTGTCTCTGACCAGTCAACCTATGAGTTTTCTGCAATCAGTCTCGAGAACTTTTACAAGCTCCTTGGGGTAGACGCTATTCAGGGTTCGGATGCTGTTCGAGTAAAAAGAAGTCAATTCTCAGATCGAAACATCTTTAAGAATGACGAAGGTCGATACAACCACAGGGGATACGCCAATTATGAGTATGCTATTCGGGGTAACTCTATAGAGTTTCTCCCTGATCCAACAGCAACTGATACTATTAAGGTGTATTACATCCCTCAGTTCACAAAGCTCACGAATGATTCTGACCCGGTTGATAGTAGGATTATGATTAACTGGGAAGAGTATGCGGTTATTGTTGCAGCAATCAAAATGAGACACAAAGAAGAAACCTCAACAACTGCTCTTGAAAGAGATCTTCAGCGGGCAAGAGCACTCATAGAAGAAGCAGCAGGCAACAGAGACGCAGCAGAACCAATGGGAATCACGGACGAATTATCCGGCGTGCTCCCTTATCATCGATGGGGGTTTTGATGAGCTATGGCTATACGGAGATTTGAAAGACTTACTACTCCAGATGAGAATCTGAATAGGGTACAAGAGCGAGTGGAAGATGCCATTCTTCCAATTGCAGGGTCACCTATTATCGATGGCCAGTTAATCCAAAACCAGTCCCTTGCATCAGGGACAACTTCAACAATAGCCCATAACCTTGGAAGAAGCCCCTTAGGCTATATCGTTGTAAAAAGAGATGCTGCACAGCATGTCTATGACGTTCAGTCCACCAATAGCAACCCTGGAACAACTCTGCTTTTAACTGCTAGCGGTACTGTCACCGTAGATCTGTGGGTGTTTTAATGGCTTTGAAAAAACAAGTTATTACCATTCCTTTTACCAAGGGAATGAACGAAAAAACTTCTGACTTTTTTCTTGAGCCAGGAGAGCTTGAAAGTCTTGAGAACGGAACCATTAACAATCTAGGCGAAATTGGAAAAAGAACAGGGTACGAAAAACAGACTCTTTTGATAACGGATGCTGGAAAACTTGAAGCGTCTTTTCCCTTCAGAAAGTCAATGTACTACGCTTATTCCGAGGGCCTTCTTTATCGAATGAGTAACGCAACTCAAGCTTCAAAGTTTGGCTCGTTAAACAACGTCGGCTACTATGCACCGTTCTCTACTGAGGTAATCTCTGGCTCAGCCGGCGACTCTTTGCACCACGAAGAAGCCCCATCGATTGCAGGAATGGGAGACTTTATTGTTGTTGCTTATTTAAAGGTTGATTACGACTACTCAAGCAACGTCAAGCATTATTCCCATGTTGTTAACCTGATAGAAAAAGAAGGCGGAACCTTAATCGCAACAACAGAGGCAAGGACTGCAAGCACATCTGGCGGTCAAGTCTACCAGGGGAAGATTAAAGTTGTTTCCACTACAAACAACGCAACAGGGCATTTTGCGATTTACTACGAGTATCGAAACGGAAGCGCTTATGAGCTAAGAAGAGATATTCTTGTTGTTACATCTAGCGCTTTAACGATGCCTTCTCTTGGCGGAAATGGGGTTGTTGTTGCTGGTTCAACCAATGACTATAACCAAACCCTGTCTCAACAATGGTTTGATGCTGTTGAAAATGGAAGCAATCCTGTTTTCTGCTACTACAAAAATAACGGCGGCACCCACACTATTCATTACGTTGCTGACAAAGCCTCTGAGATTACGGGCGGAACCTTTTCAAGTCCTCTTTACACAGCAGACTTTAACGACGGGCTTGGCGGGACAGCCCCCGCTACAAGGCTAGCTGTTGGCTACTCAACGACAGGCGCTGCTCGCTTTTACATTGCATGGAGAACAGGGACGACTGTTCAGGTAAGAATTGTTGCGGCAAACCCTGCCGACGCAAACAGCGTTTTAACTAAAACTAATTCAAGCACTTACTTTCAGCCTCATGGCTTTGTTAACCACACCCCCTTGTATGCAACAAGCACACACAGCATTGCTCTTATGTTTGAAGATGGGACAAGTGCAGCTACAACGTCTCAGCAGATATATAAAATTACCGATCCAACAGGCTCTCCTGCTATGGCTAATGCTCTGTCTCTCGGAAGGGGAAGAGCGTCTGTTCAAGGGTTTCAATTTGAGAACGGCGCTGACGACGTAAAAACAACGGTTTTTGGTGGTTGCAATGCGTATAACTCAGACGAAGAGTTGTCGAGCGTTAGCTTCCATCACGACACAAACGGTGCAGGTGAAACTGCTGTTGGTCGGTCAGTCGTTCAAAGCTTTCGACCTGAATACATGCCTTTTGGGCCTTGCCGAGTAAAGTCGTCTACAAATCTTGTGGGCGGTGGCGTGGTTTACTGGACCGCTGTTCCCGTGACAACAAACATTGGTTCGTTTCCAACCTCGTCAAGCGCTGTTGAAAGCGTTCCAAATTCAATTATCAAGTTAATTAAGATTACCCCAAGCGTTCCAAGCTACGGGGTAAGACACGCGGCTGTAGGCAAAAACATATTCTTTACTTTCGGTAACTCTCTTTATCAAGACGGTGGCGGGAACGTTATAAACATTGCTGGCCTTCCAAAGCCTGAAATTACTTCTGTTGCTACAAGCGCAACAGCAGGCAACATGACGACGAGCAAAACCTACAAGTACAAAATTGTTTTTGAAAGAGAAGACATTAACGGAAATCTTTACCGTTCAGAACCGTCAGATGTTGTCTCCGTGGCAATGAGCTCAAACAACTCAACTGTTGTTACTTTTGAACAAGCAGGAATGATTGT